TCCGTAATTTCTTCACGCATTGTTTTATCATAGTCTGTTTTAGTACGCTGCTTACCACTTCCACACCTTCACCTGCATTTTGTGCAAAAGAGAATACAGAATTGAGCATGTAATCAAAATAAAGCTTTTCCTTACCCGTATCGTAATGATACAAGCCGATACTACGCAGACTATCAAGATTTTCACGCGTAAGCTTAAAGAACTCTTTACTACCATCAGGTAGTACCGTTTCCAGTTGAAAGTCTTCCGCAGTAGGATTTTCTTTAAAGTGCTCTTGAGCTACTGTCAGCAGATTACGCAAATGCTCATCAATCACATAGCTCCATACCTTATCAACAGCGTAGAACAAACTACTCGTTTGTAGATCACTACTACGACGAGACCACTCATTGTCTCTGGCAGTAGTACGATTTTCTACATTACCCGCCATACTTGGAGTAATGCCCATTCGCAATCCAATAGTACGATCAATCTGATTACAGAAAGCATCGAGATTCATAAGAATAGGCGTTGTATCAATAACCTGATAGTCAACTCCTTTACCCCGAGTACTTGGTACAGGTAAGCCTTGGGTAGTCTGGGAACTACTTACGAAACGAGTACCTGTCTTACGCGCAATGATCTCCTGGTTAAGTACCGGATCATCTTCCATCGTATGGTTGCGTGCTAGACCAGTAGGTATCTGATCAATATCTACAACCTTTTCCTGACCCACAAACTTAGCGAGCTCCCGATTTTGTACCCGCCGTGCTGACATATACTGAAACACGTAAGGTAGCGCACGCTGAACAGGACTGATAGCGTCAGTGTTGCGGTTATAAATAAGCATTCCTTTACAACTAAGCTCAAAGTCACGAAACGGGTTATCGTAAACCGGTTGATGAGGAACCTTGCGACAACGCAAGTCAATGTTTTGACCAAGACGCAACACCTCATAGCGCTTAGGAATATAGATAATCTCCGCTTCAAATTCTGTTTCTTCCTCCGTCCACAGATAGCGTGTCGTTTCAAAACCAAACTTGGTCTGCGCCTTAAGCTTAGTAGCATACTCAGGGATCAAAGTGCTTTTTGCTTTCTTAGCTATCTGCTCTGTGACCTGCGCTCCAAGCTCATTTGTATAAGTAAGAAAGATGACTTCTTCATAAGCTTTGAACTCCAAACGAATGCGAGGAACCAGGAAGTTGAAATTCATATTAGTCAACTGATTACCTTGCGACAATCCACTACTTTGAACAAACGCACTACTCTCACCGAGGCGCTCTAAAAGAGCGTAGAACTTAATCTGATCCATTACGGGACGTTCCCCATGAGCTTTAGTAATAGGATTACCAATTTGTCCAAACTGGACAAGCTCTTGAAGCTGCTCATCGGTAAGCTCATTGATATACTGATCAAGCGCGTCTCCAAGCGTAATAAAATCACGATACCACCAGAAATCTCCTTTTTGAACCAATTGTTGATCGGGAGATTTAGCAAAACCTACATTTTTGGGATTAAGTACTTTGATCGAAGGAGAGCCGTTCTCCCACACATTAGCTACAAAAAGTCTGGCTACAAGAGCAGCATCCTCAATAGTATCCATCTTCTTTGAACGTATGTCTTGAGTAGCTTCCGTATATTGTACCATTTTGGAGAAAGTGATCTCTGCCTGGGTAAGATATTTACGACGATCAATTTTACTGAGAGGCTGTTTGGTACGTAACTCCTCAATGTAAGCTTCTACCTGCTGCTCATCTAAACCTTCCATCTCTTTCTCCTGGCGCGCGATAGCTAACTGTAAATCCTCACTCACACTAGCTTTCACAAACTCTCGAAACTGGTGATCCTTGTCTCGAATAGCTTTGGCATTTAGCAACATCAGGCGATAGGTGTTACCCCGATAAAGCGTCATCCCTTTAAGTTGCTCAATCTTAGTAGGCAGCGGATTATAAGGCACCAGTTCTTCCTCCGTAGCACCAAACTCTGTAAGATCACCACAGTACATAGCAATTTCACGCTCAAAACCTGATAAGTCATTACCCATCAGCTTATAGAGCCTGTCCATTTGCTCTGCTTCCTGGATGTTAACATACTGTGCCGAAGGAATTAGTCGATCTGCATGATAGGTATACCACTCTTTAGTCTTTTCGGATTCCGGTACCTTAAGTCGTAGAAAGTCATCATTTTGCATTGCGGAAAATCTTACTATTATTCAAATAAAACTTTAATGCTGTTTGCTGTTGTACTTGTTGTTTATCACTATCAGTAGCTTCCTGAGCACGTTGATACTCACGTAAACCTACTATACATCCCCGAAAACCGTCTACAGCATCAAAATTATCGTCCAAGTTATAACTTTTTAGTTGTCTAATCAAGAATAGATCAGGTAAGCGTTGAACGTTCAGCTTTACTCCGTCCACTAATTCGGTGGTTTCCAACAACCAATCACGCATCAGTTTAGCCAATTCAATTTTACGGATTTTGTTACCTACCGTATATCCATAACTATTAAGTCGCTGTAAGTAAGCTTTAGTGCTTTGAGTCCATTGAGGTGTAGGGGCTAACACCTCCGTCTTATGCTTAGCGACATAATAACTACGACAATACTCACCACGATTTTTCTCAAACCATAAGCTTCGTTTAGGATTACCATAAAGAGCCAGTAGCTTTGCCTGATTTTCATAGTATTTATCCAAACCCTCTAAAGGCTTATCATTGTACGCTGCTACAATACAGTTACCCTGCATCCCAGCTTCTACATACTTAGGATTCATTAAAACATAAGTACTACCAATACTTCCACCACGATGAAGGTCTTCTTCTACATAGGGGTCGTGTCCAACAAACGAATACATATCGTCAGGAATGACCCCATTGATGTAAACAGGTGTGTGATAAAGTACCACACATCCTTTCGGAGAAGTACGTACTTCATTATTTATGGGAAAGTCACGATAAGGCTCCAAGGTATTGTCAATCTTATACGCCACCCCATAAGGTTCCTTGTCATCCCAAATTAAAGTTACTGGTTTTTCAAGCTCTTCATAGGCGTTGAATCTAAGTAGCTCTCGCTCTCGTTGATCAAGCTCTTGGTACGGCATTATGTTTCCATCAAGACTCAACCACATTTCCCGTACAAAACAAGGCCTGTTCATTTTCTCATTGCGCAAGACCTCCGCATCACTACTCTTAGCCTTCTTCTTACGTATATACTCAACATATTGAGCCGCTCGCTCATAATCCGTATTACCATCCTCATCCTTAAACTGACGCAAGGTCATATAGAAAGGAATGAAAAAGCCAATCATCCCATCCTTACCCTCAGTACCATGTTTATTAGGTAGTGGGTAAATACGATAGTCTTGTGGGTTTTCCATCATCTTACGTGCACCCATAACCTTCATCAGGTTACCACTGGTGCCAATATAAAACTCACTACCAAAGCGTACACCGTCCCGCGCAAGGGTAGAAGAATTGCTGGAATTAACTCCCGTAATACATTCTAGTAGACCTGCTTCCTCAACAACACTTAACGTATAACGACCACCACTAGCAGCTTGCGCACCATCCTTCTTACGATCGCTATAGTTCACATGCACCAGCTTAGTTTTGGTACCTTTAGTTACCCAACGTCCCCCTTCACTAACCTCACGCGTGTAGATGTAAGGATTCTTTTTGTTAGTTGATCGTCTTAAATTAGATATTGAAACTTTTACTCTTTTATTTCCAATTTCACCGTCGTCTAACGCCTCAAAATGGAAAAGATCATATTCTTTAGTTCCAAATGGTTGCGAGATAAACGACGTCGTTTTTGCTGTTGTATATCTTGTATCGAATCTACCAAAAGCATCTCTAAATGATTGCCCGGTGTCTCCACTACTATTACTTGTTCCAGCTGAACCGGATACAATACCAACTGTACCTTTATTTGCTGTTCTTGTCACTCTAGCTATTTCATCTTCGACTGCAAAATCAGCATAAAAAAGATGCTGTTCTTCTTGGAATCTGTCTGGGTTTTTGTTTAAAAACTTACCAACATAATGTTTGCTTGACGGATTCAAAGAAGCAGTATAAATTTTAATTCCTACGTTTCCTTCGTCATTTCCAAAATCAGATCCAATAGCACTAGATAAAACTAGTTTAAACGTTCCTTGCGTTTCACTTCCATCATATGCACTAATTTCTGCTAAATCATCCGCAACGTTAGAAGTACTATATGCATTATCATAATCAAGCAATTGAATTCTTGATCCTGTTGCTGTTAAAATCATACCCCTTACTAGGCGTATTGATGTAGATGTGTCAAACGAATCACTATCTGTAAATAGTGGATATCCTGCACTTTCATTTGCATTTACATCATGCGATGCAACAAGAAATTGCACAGAACCAGCATGTCTATTTTCACCTGTAACTGGGCTTGGAGTTTGTGCTGCTGCTGTCGTTCCTTTAATTCTAAATCCTGCACTTTTAACAGTACCTTGTGTTAACGTTGTCTGTATGTCACCAGTGGTATTTGCAGCTCCGGCACCAAGTACCCTTATATAAGTAACAGCTGTTCTATTTGAAAGCCACTCTTTAACTGCATAAGGCCCATATTGTTCCCTGTTAAGAGTACCAAATTTTCTCTCAAAGTCTACAAATGAACCTAAAGTGACAGGAACAAATGCCGGTCCTTGGGTTGCTGTCCCAATGATCCCTGCAGGTACACCTTCGATTTCTACTGTTCTCTGAG